GGCAGGGACGGAAGTTCTGGGTAAACAAGAAACCTTTGCCTATGCCCATGAGGAATACATTGAAGTCTTAGAAGGAATAAGAGCTGCCGTAGAAAAAGAAGAGAAGTATCGCTGGCTAATGACTGCTGCCCAAGCAAGGATAGAAGTCTGGAGAACAAATCAATACTCAGCCAGAATGGAAATCAGGGCTACGCAATGAACAACAAGCTGAACGCAAAGGAAAGACTACACCTAGCAAGAGTGAAGATGCTTCCTTGTTCAGTATGTGATAAGTCAGGACCCTCAGAAGCTCACCATTACAAGCAAGGTCTGCAATATACCTGCATAGCATTATGTCAAGATTGCCATACTAATTCTATTCTAGGTTGGCATGGTCAAAAGAGAATGTGGCATATTAAGAAAATGGACGAGCTTGATGCCTTAAATAATACTATTAAAAGATTATTTGATACCCCGTCTGAAAATAATAATGCTTTCTAATATCAAAAGTTTCAAAAACTTTGAACTTCCAAAAATTGGTTAAATCGGGTTTGTAAAAAGTAAATGCCACTTTTTTGTAAAACCCATATTTTTAGGGTTTACCCGTAGTTTTTTGTTAGTTAGCACTCACTTCGCAAAACTATGTAAGTTGGCACTCACTTCGCTAAACCACAAAACAGCGCATGAGACACAATCACATGATGCCCCTAGAAGGCCATTTAAACCCGTTTTGAGCCGTTTTTTTGCTTAGTGTAGGTCTACTATGCTTGAAATATCAAAAACGCATTGTAGGCCGTTTAAAACAATGTGCATGATGTGAGCACTCACTTCAAAACACTTTAAAAATTTACCGCATATTTCAGCGGTAAATTATAAAAATGCTCAGAGGTTATCGGTCATTAACCAAACGCTAGAAGCATAGTGATAAAAAGGCCAAGAATTGTCCAAAGGTTTAATTTTCAAACCAAGTTCTCCAGTACATGGAAAAATAAAGGTTTCAACAACTTCGCCCATTTTTACTGGATCGCTCTCATAAGCCACAATTGAGCCAATTTTCATGGCCTGACTTTTGATTTTCATATTAGAAATCTTTATAAATAATTGAGTTTGATGTTTCACCTACATAAGCACCTTCAGACTGTAAAAAGTCTATAACTTGCTGTTTTTGTTCGTCATCATTTTCATTTATATCAATTTCTACGTTATAAAGTGCCGCTATATCTTCAAAAGTAGACTCTGAAAAGTCACAACATAAGCCAATAACATCCAATTCAAGCTCTTCGCCTATGTCCATTTCATACTCTTCCAAGTATTCAAAAAGGACTTTTAATCCATCATACGAAAAATTCTCAGGTCTACATTCTTGAAAAGCTCTTCTAAAATCATATTGTGAAATATAAGTTTTCATGTTTACACCTATAAATTAAGCGGTTTCAGTGGTTTCGATGGGTTTTGTAGATGGCAACAAGCACCACAATGGCACTTCTGGCTTTCCAAACTCACGGCAAGGCATGAGAACACCAACAAAATGATCATCCATCTGAGGAAAACCAACAAGTGCTGATAGATTGCCCCTTTGCAAAATTTGAGGAATTTGACGCCTTCCATAAATTTCCTCTGATGCATCCACAAAGCGAGAAACAAGATCAGGGTTAAACATGCCTGGTTTAATGTCCTCTTCCTTTACATCGCTGGGGATGATGCGATCAGTATCAGGAAACCTTGCATCACACGCTGAGAATCTAGTGGTTGATTCGCTGTCAATGCACTCTACTGCTAAGCCTTCAACGGAAAAGGAAAGCCAGTCGTCTGATTGTTTCTTTGTTCCTTTGAGCTTTAAAAGTGCTTCAGAGGGCAAAATAACGCTTTGCTTTGTGTCTGACCTTATGCCATCAATAAACAAACGTCCCATGATCTGTCCGTTTGTTGCTTCGATGTAAGTGCCTCTGTTATCACGAACGACATTGATACCTTGCAAATAATATCGAAGGTCTTTTTTAGCCGTCAAGTGCAACATTGCACGGATGTCTTTGCGTTTGATTGAGAATTTCATTATGTACACCTATTAAAAAAGAAAAGAAAATAGTTATTTTGTGAGGATATCAAACCATTCAAGCAAACCAACACAAAGGGCTAAGCCTAAGCCAATGGATGCAAGGATGTCATAAATAGAGTCTTTTGATAGTTTCATGTTTACGCCTTTAGTTGATACGTTCCTATTGAACGCCCATGAATAATAGCAACAAACAACAACAAAACTATCAGTACAAACCCTATGTTCAACAACTTTAAACCCTTACGTATAAACCCTTAGATGCTTTGAATTTGTAGCTACAATTAGAAAAGAAAAGAAAGGGTCAGCCCATTCCATGTGTTCCTGTTTACGTAAGGGATAGATAAGGACATCACATAGGATAGACAAGGGATAGAGACAAGGTAAGGTCATTGATAAGCATTGACCTAGAAACCTATTGAGAAACCCTTTAGACCTCGATCTACATTACCCCATTGCGCCCATGAGACAAACTATGCAAAAAACGCATAACCTTGTAAATGAGAATCATTCGCATCTAGATCAAACACTGTATGGAATCACAGTAGGGTTTACCCTATTAGGGTTTCTACCTAGGGGTTTACCCTTAAGGGTTAGTACGTAAGGGTAGGGTTTACCAGTAAGAGTTTACCCCCCCCTTGTGTAAAAGTGAGGGGGTGCTGTGGCAGGGGACATAAACACACATCGAATCAACAATCAAAGCTAAGACCCCCACCCACCCCTATCAAGCAACAAACAGTCCTTCCAAAAAATTTTTTATAGTTTAGAATTTGTAGACATTAAATCAAGGAGAAGATATGGCTGGTTTCCCGATGAGGAGAGCTTTGGAGAAGAAGATAGAGACGCTAGGAGGCATTGAGTTTGTTACTGCACACATAGCTCAAGGAATGACCATTGGACGCTTGGCAGAGTTTATAGAGTGTTCTAGGCCTATGCTTTCTTTCTGGATAAACCATACGGATGAGAGAAGAGATGCAGTGCTTGCTGCACGTAAGCTAAAGGCTGAGAAACTGGCAGAAGAAGCCCTAGAGATTGCTGATGAGGCTGATGAGACAAGTAACAGTGGAGTGAACAAAGCACGCCTCCAAGTAGACACAAGGAAGTGGATGGCCTCTAAGCTAGACCCTGAGAACTACGGAGACACTGCTAAAACCCAAGTCAATATCAGTCTGGGTGATCTGCACCTCCAAGCTCTTAAGCATATGGGTAAGGTAGAAGAAGTTACTACTTTGGAAAACAATGGCTCATAATCCTTTTATCGAGTTCATAAAGCTTTATAGAAATGATCCTGCCCTGTTCGTTAAAGAGGTTCTTGGAGTAGAGCCTGATGATTGGCAAAAGGACTTTCTTAACGCTGTCGCTACTGGTGAACGCAAGATTAGTATCCGTTCTGGTCACGGAGTAGGTAAGTCAACCACCGCTTCTTGGGCAATGCTATGGTTCTTGTTGACCAGGTATCCCGTAAAAGTAGTGGTTACTGCCCCTACTTCTGCCCAACTTTATGATGCTTTGTTTGCCGAACTCAAGAGATGGGTCAAAGAACTACCAGATCCTATCCAAGCCTTACTTGATGTCAAACAAGAGAGGATAGAACTCAAAGCTTCCGCTACCGAGGCTTTTATCTCTGCTCGTACAAGTAGGGCTGAACAACCCGAAGCTTTACAAGGTGTCCACTCTGATAACGTCATGCTAGTAGCAGATGAGGCTTCTGGTGTCCCAGAGGCAGTATTCGAGGCCGCTGCTGGTTCTATGTCTGGACATAATGCTTTAACCATCCTATTGGGCAATCCAGTACGTTCTTCTGGCTTTTTCTTTGACACGCACAACAGACTAAAAGATGAGTGGTGGACAAGAAGAGTATCCTGTCTGGACTCAACCAGGGTTAGTAACGAATATGTGGAAGACATGAAATCCCGCTATGGCGAGGAAAGTAATGCCTATCGAATCAGGGTTCTGGGTGAATTCCCAAGGAGTGATGATGACACGATTATCCCTATGGAACTATTGGAGTCTGCTAAACATCGAGACACAAGAGCTTACGAAGACGCTCCGATTGTCTGGGGATTGGATGTGGCTCGGTTCGGCTCTGACTCGTCAGTTTTGTGTAAGCGTCAATCCAATGTGGTTCATACATTAGAGCGTTGGAGAAACCTAGACCTGATGCAGTTAACAGGTGCAGTGGTTGCCCAATACGAAGCCTGTGACCACAAGACTAGACCCACAGAGATTCTGGTTGACTCTATCGGATTGGGAGCTGGTGTTGTTGACCGACTCAGAGAGCTAAAACTACCAGCCCGTGGAATTAACGTGTCAGAAAGTCCTGCTATGGGTGGTACTTATCTGAACTTAAGAGCTGAACTATGGCATAAAACCAAAGCCTGGCTTGAGAAACGGGACTGCAAGATACCCAATAATGAGGATTTCATTGCTGAACTGGCAACTGTAAGGTACACGTTTACCTCTAACGGCAAGATAAAGATTGAGTCTAAAGACGATATTAGAAGGCGTGGATTGAAATCTCCAGACATGGCTGACGCTTTTGTGTTGACATTTGCCTCCGATGCCGCCACTATCTCTTGGGGATCTAATCTATCTTGGGGAAAGCCGATTAAAAGGCTGATCCGAGGATTGGTCTGATTGCCGTTGCCATTTTAGAGCTACCTTAAGCAAGTAGCTCTTTTTTTTATTACCACAGTATGGTAGTATTACGCAACCTATATTGGAGATTCCTATGAAAATG